TTTTAGTCCTTCCAATTCTTCCCATTTCAGTACTATCTCTAAAGGTTTACTTGTGGTTTCTGGAGAAAAGAAAGACCGTTATAAAGATCTAATCTTAAAGCCTAGTGTGACCAATTATGGTTCCTATTATAATCAAAATGTATTTACATACGCATTTGAGTCTACGGGAAAGTGCGGTTCATTATTGTTTAGCAATGAGAATCCAAGATCTGGGACTTCTATATTAGGTATACATGCAGCTGGAGTTAGGAATTCCAGCTTTGGAGCCGCAACAATGGTTACTAAGGAGATAATTGATAAAGCAATAAACTGGTATGATGAACTCAAGGATTCTCCTTTGGAATTTAATGCACCACTTGGATTGTCAGGTCAATGTTCTTTCCCAGGACTTGAAGATTTTAAACTTTTGGAGAAGATACCTTCCTATAGCGTGGCTGGTAAAAGCAGATTGAAGAAAACTGCTTATTTAGATACATGGATTAAGTGTTCTAGAGTACCAGTTAAAATCGGTAAACATAGGGTCGATGGTAATTTGATTGATCCTTATGTTGAGGCCCGTAAACCACTTCGTAGGAGTTTTGAGTGGTTGGATGTTAATTTGGTAGAGGATTTAGCAGATTCACATTGTATACAAATGTCTATCTTACCCGACTTTGCGATTAGATTGAAGGATGTTTTAAGTTTTGAAGTCTCGGTTAAAGGCATTGAAGGTGAGTATAAAGGTATACCTAGAAGTACATCTGCAGGGTATCCTTTGTGTAATATTGGTAGTGGTAAACAATTTATATTCGGTAATGAGGAATATATTTTTGATACTGAGACTGCTTTGAGGGTTAAGAAAGAACATGAAGAGGCAATGATATTACTAGAGGAAGGAAAGTTTCCTAAGTTTTATTACTCTGAATTTCTTAAAGATGAGATAAGAAAGCCAGGAAAGGCTGCTAGATTGGTATCTTGTGCTCCATTGGTAGCTACTACCGTTGGTAGAAGTCTATTTGGTAGATTATTTATGTTTTTATCTAAAAACACCATATTATGCGGAAGTGCTGTTGGAATTAACCCTTTCGATAGCTCGTATGATTTGATGGCTAAGATATTAAATACGCATAAGTACAAATTTGATTTTGATCATAAAAACTGGGATTTTAATTTACACCCATTGTTTATTCTTACCTTTAAACAATATGCTAAATGGTATTATAGAGAAAATTATACCACTGCCCATGACACCTATATTATGTCATTTATGAATTCTAAACATGCAATCATTAATTATGATGGTGAATGTGAAGTAATTGCGTGGTATGGTATGATGATATCAGGTTCCTTTGCTACTAGTCATCTTAATAGTTTAGCTCATAATGTATCTAATAGGTATGCCTTTGCTTCTAGTCTTTTAGATAAAGAGGGTGTGACTGAATATACTTACGGTGATATTAATTTTGAGGAGTTTGAGAAGAACCTTGATTTTGTTGTATTTGGTGATGATATAGTAGGAGGTCATTCCTTTGAAGAGCTAGATTTAATAGATATAGCTAAGAAATACAAGGAAATGGGAATGACTATCACTAATGCAGATAAGTCCGAATTCTGTGGAAAAGGTAAAACTAGAGTAGAAGAGCT